GAAAAGATATTTCATTTAGTCTTAACGATTTTAAAATGGGCATCACAGCTCATAAAGAATTAGGTGATGATCTATTTAAAATGATGCAAAGAAAGGTAACTAATAATGCAGTCACACACTTATTTAGAAAAACTTTGGCAAACAAGCAAACAAAGCTTGATATTGATGACAACAGTATGCTTGTCCTTAAGCATTTGGATAGTTTATGGGATAACTATTGTAACAAATACGGCTCTACAATTTTTGCAGTTTACCAAACAGCAACTGACTGGGCAACCCACCCAATCACTAAAGGAGCAATTCACAATGTTTCAAGAAAACGAGAAAAACAAGTAGCAGAAATGATGAGATCAAATCATTGGGAGGAATTATATGTCGGATGAATTTAGAGTACATAATTTTTACAATTATACTCTTGAAGAATTACCAGCTGTTAAAGATGAATTTGATGGTTTGTATGAAAGTGCTTTAGCATTTAAACAAGGTCAAAGTGATTTAACTAAACTATGTAAATCTTGTTGGTTAAAAAAACATGACTCTGAACATGGTGGTGAAGATATTGAAGATGTAATGATTTATGAAATGGCAGAAGATCATTGGAAAGAGCAAATAGACAAAGAAAATTTAAAACAAAAATATGAGGTAAAATAATATGGCTAATTGTTATTACCATAGTTTATCAAGTGTTAAAAAATGGGGAGGTAAACCTGAAGATTACCAACCTATTCACGATTGGTTTGACGAGAGTAAAAAACTTACATCTCATTTTGCTCATAGAGCATTACGTCATCATGCTGAGGGATGTTTTGCTGCCGAAAAAGAATTTGGTCAAACGATAACGAATAGCGATGGAAAAGCTGTTCCAGTAAGACTAATAGCTGAAAAACATATCATCGAAGATTTAGGTTTTATACCTAGCTTTGAAGATTGGATTAAAAACGTAAGAATAGCATCATGGATGCGGAAAGGACAACCTATATTATGATAGCAAGAACAATAGATTTAGTAGGTACATATATAGATCACAATACAGAACATAAAGATTGGTGGAAAGAACACCAAAAAGGTGAAGCAATAGCTAATAAAATTAGAAAACTTAATGCACAACCTTTAAAAGAAATTTACGAAAAAATGTACAAAGATGGAATATATTATCTTAAATTACATTTTGAAGGTGGTCATGATGAAGGTGGATTTGATGATAATTTTGAGTATCTTGATGAAGATAAAGTACCAGTAATTAACAAACCAAATTTAACTAAATACAATCCTGATGGATGGATAGAACATTGGACACCATTAGAATATGTAGATCCAAAAACTAAAATAGCACAAATATTTAAATATTGCGTAACAAGTTACGATCATAAACCATTAACAGAAGGATGGTTACGAAGTGCTTGGTATGATTTTGGATTTTTAGAAGAATGGGGATCATTTGCTTTTGAAGGTAATGTATATGGTGATGTAATTGTATCAACTAAAGATGGTACATTTGAAGTTGAAGCTAATGAAACAGCTGAACATTATGATGACAAATCATTTAATGGATCAATGTTTGAGGAGAATGCAGCATGAAGATAAGTCAACTTATAGAAATTATGTCAGTTACAGGAAGAACAATTCCTGTTGACATATTTGATCAAATCGAAACCGAATACATTTCAGATAGTAGAGAAGAAGCTATAAAAATTAAAGATATGGATTTGATACATTTTATTAGAGCTTTTAATAAAAAGAAAAATCCTATGTCATTAAGATATATTGAAAATTTTATTAAATATTACACAGAAACACAAAGGTAAATTATGGATATAGATAACGATTTACAATACTTAGCACAAACTGATGAAGAATATGCTGATAAAGAAAGTTGGCTAACAGGTTTAAAAGAAACAATGAAACACCACAAAGGAATGTGGGTAGTCCAATCTAAATCATCTGTTTCTAAAGCACAGGAAGAATATTATGCAACACCTGAATATAAAAAACAGGTTGGCATAATAACTGAAGCTGTAAAACAAGTTAATACACTTAAAAATAAACGAGCTACTGCAATTCTTAGAATAGATGTTTGGAGAACACTCGAAGCATCAAGAAGGAAAGGAAATATTCAATGAGTAAAAGATACAAAGTACATTACACAGCTGATACATGGGAAACTGTAATAGTAGAAGCCAACTCAAAAAAACAAGCTCAAAATCTTTTTGAAAAACATGACGATGAATATTTTGAAGCTAGAGAAGATGAGCCAGAACAAATGGGTATGGAAAATATAAAAGTAGATTTAGTAGAGGAAATTAAATAATGGATTTTAAACAATTATATACAAAAGCTAGAACAGTTCCTCATTATGAAGGTTTATCTCCAAGAGAAATTATTTTATACCGAAATGCTTGGAGAAATGGTTATCGACATGGTGCAGCATCTGTTAAAAAAACAGTTAAACAAGTTTATAAATATAAACATGATACACCACCTGGCCCAGTAATTAATAATCATAAAATTGTTCAAGATATATTTACTACTGTAACTAAAACTTTAAAAGTTTCAAAAGCTGAAGTGCTTGGTCATAGTAGGCATCAATATTTAGTGATACCGAGGTCTATGATAGCGAATTTGATAAGAGAATGCACCACCCTCTCTTATCCAGAAGTTGCTAGAACATTAAATAGAGATCACACTAGTATTTTACACTATATAAAAACTAGATTAACCCAAACAACTTTTTGGAAAACCCACCCTTATTACAATCAACAATACAATGTACTTAAAAAGGAGATCTTAGATGGAAATAAACAGTAACGAATACAATTTGCAAATTGGACAGCACCTTAAACGATTACGAAAACAATCTCGACTCACACAATCTAATGTTGGAGATCAAGTTTCCGTATGCTTTCAACAAGTGCAAAAATGGGAAAAAGGTTCAAATAGAATATTTGCTCATCAATTACTTCAACTATGTGAGTTAAATAATTGGAATATAAACGAATTTAAGGCATCGGAGTCATCCGTTTCAGCCCTTGATAGCTAGGTAAAATTTCCTTAGATCTACAGGATTAAAATCCCATGGGCGATCCTAGCAACAACCTAGATAAGTTGTAAAACTGTGTGTTGCAAAAGCAGCCCTATTGTTGCGTAATTTCTTTGTTAGTTTATTACGCACAATAGGAAAAAGATTCAGGTAGAACATATAGGCAACATTTCCACTATTAACACAATATATTGTGCGTATTGTGAGTATATGTTGATTTGTTTAGAAAATTGGATTAGCTGCTACCGAAAGCCATTAATTATCGGTAGTAATAGACTAAAATACCTGTATTGTCTAGCTATATTTACTACCGATAACTTTTGCAGGTATTTCTCGTACACAAATGTTCTAATTAAATCAGCTATTTTACCTAAATCAAGTGAAATATATGGAGGCACTAATGGCTCATGAAGCTTTAGGCCCAATATTTCATAATGCTTTAATACCTCAATTTGTTGCTGCTAGAAAAGATCTAAAAATTTCTCAATTAGAGATGGATGAAATTTTAGGTGTTGCTAAAGGGTTAGTATCAAAATGGGAATGTGGAATTAGAAAACCAAGTGGATGGTTATTCTGCTGTTGGGCTGATGCTTTAGGTATGACAATAACTCTAACTCCAAAGGTGCTAAACAATGACAATCAACCCAGATCTTAATCCAGGTGATATAACAAACGATCCTATAGTAAATGAAGTCGTTAAGTTAATTCTTGATCGACACATACAAGGTATGGACAAGTTTGGTAAAACAATGGAAGCTAATGATAGACCATTAGACCAATGGATTGCTGAAACAATAGAAGAACTCTTAGATGCTGTTCACTACCTAACTAAAGCTAAATCAATAACAGATAAATTTAAAGGTAAAGAAAAACTTTTAAATGATCTGTTAGCAAAAGCTAAAGAAGATACATTTACTGTAAAGGATAATGATGTTCACCTTGAAGAAAAAATCTAACATAGATTACGCAGCTCCTCATATAAGACAACAAGCTTTTAGAATGAGGTTATTAAAATTCTACAAGACAATAGAATTTAATGATGACGTATATAATCATAATGCAACAATGATCTTAAAGGGTACTCTCCCCTACAGGTTTGTAAATGAAATCGAGAGATTGAGGTTAGAACATGAAAAAAAGAAAAAAGAAAAATGGGATAAAATCAAAAAAAGAGGTGCAACAACTTTGGGCCTCAAGGTTCGAGATATTCTTAAAAGAAGTACACAAGAAAGATAAGCATTTTTATAAAATAGGAGGAACGATATGAAAAAAGACTTTGATAGAAAACAAGGTATTGGTGGCAGTGATGCTACCAAATTATATAATGGTGAATGGCATTCACTATGGTTAGAAAAAACAGGTGATGCAGAACCAGTAGATTTATCTGATGTGTTACCAGTACAAATGGGAGTACATACAGAGCCATTTAATATTCAATGGTTTGAAAAACAAACTGGATTAAAAGTTAGTAATAGACAAGAAACTTTTTTCCATAAAGACTACCCTTATTTATATGCTCATGTTGATGGTTTAATATTAGGTGAAGATAAAGCTTTATTGGAATGTAAGCATACTAATGCATTTACAAATTCTAAGAAACAAGCTGATAAATATAAAGCACAGATACAACATTACTTAATGGTTACAGGTTATTCTAAATTATATTTTTCTGCATTTTATGGAAACATGAAATGGGAAGCTTTAGAAATTACTGCTGACGCAGAGTTTCAAGAACAATTAT